GAGCCGTGCGATCGCGTGCCTTTTGCTGTTTTTGAGGTTCAGCCGGAGCCGCACACATTCTGGGGTACTTCGATCGCTGATTTGCTGATGGACGACCAGGACAGCGCGACATCGATCCTGAGAGGCATTTTAGACAACGTGGCGATGACCAACACGCCGCGCCTTACCGTGACCAATGATGCAAATATCGATGATGTCTTAAACAACGAAATCGGCGCCGTGATCAGGCAAAGAGTGCCCAACAGCGTGCAAACGCTCAGCGTTCCATTTGCCGCCGGCCAAACGCTGTCTGCGCTGCAATATGTCGATCAAATGGTCGAAACCAAAACCGGCGTGAAATCTGACAGTCAGCTGCACCAGGACGCGCTGCAATCTACCACTGCCTTGGCGGTTCAAAGTCAGATGCAGAGCGCAGCTGCGCAGATCGAGACAATGGCGCGTAACCTGGCTGAAGGCGGCATGAAGCAGCTGTTTAAGCTGTTATTACATTTGTATATACACAACACCGATGGCGCCCAGATGATGCGCTTGAATAATAGCTTTCAGCGCATGGACCCAACGTCCTGGACGGCTGACATGGATATCACTGTCAATGTCGGTTTGGGAACCGGTCGGGAAGATGAGCGGCGCGCTGCGCTGATGCAAGCGATGCAGATGCAGCAAACCATTTTGCAAACAATGGGGCCACAAAATCCCCTGGTCACCTTGAGCCAGTTTCGCAACACGCTAGCCGATCTCCTGGGCTCCAGTGGCATCAAAAACAGCGATCGGTACTTCCAGCCGCTAACGCCTCAAATGGAGCAACAGCTGGCTGCTCAGCAAGCCCAGGCGGCACAAGCCCAGGCGGCACAAATGCAGCCACCAGATCCGACCCAGGGGCTGATGCAGATCGAGCAGATGAAAGCGCAGAATAAAACGCAGAGCGAGATGATGCGTCTGCAATTGGATGCGCAGAAATTCCAGGCTGATCAGCAAATGAAAGAACGCCGGATGGTTCTCGATGATGACCTGGCGCGAGATAAGATGGTCCAGGATCTAGCGGTGAAGGTTGCCGCTATTTTGGGCCAGTACGGCACGGCGGTTGATACCGCATCGATTAAGCAAGAGCAAAACGCAGCGCGGGATTTAAATGGATTTAGCAACTAAGGCAGCGCGCGTCAGAAGCTTTCTGCAAGATGACGTTTTTAAAGATTTGATTAGCAAGCAAAAGCAAGATCAGATCGACATATTTTTGAACCCAGGGAGCAGCCTGGATCAAATAGACGAGGCGCGCCGTCAAGTGCGCGCAATTGAGGATCTGATCAGCGGAATGCGTAGCGTTCTGACTGACGCCCAGATCGTCGAAAGAAAGACTAAAAAAAGAGGCTAGCACCGTGTCAGACACGACTAGTGAATTAAATCCCGCTGACCCAAGATCGGTCGCGGAGCATCTGTTAATACAGAGTGAACCACAAGGCGAAGCAACTCCAGAAGAGACTTCGGAAGAGATTGTGGAAGAGGTTGAGGCGCAAGCTGAAACTGAAATTGAGGATGAGGAATACGCAGAAGAAGAAGCGACACTTCCAGACGGCCCCGAAGAAAGTTTTTTCAAAGTCAAAGTTGACGGCGAAGAGCGCGAGGTATCCGAAGAGGAATTGAAGCGCGGATATTCTGGTCAGAGATACATCCAGGAAAAGATGCGTGAGGTCGCAGAGGCTCGAAAGCAAGTTGAGAGCCAAATCGCCCAAGCGCAGCAAATGGAACAGCGTTACGCCGAAGCAATGAAAGCTTATGCGGAGCGGCTGCAAACGACAGAGCCAACTGCCCCAGACATCAAGATGCGGGAAACCGATCCTCTTGGTTACCTGGAGCAAATGGAGGACTACCGGCAAGAAGTCGAGGCGCGACAGAAACTGCAATATGAGCAGCAAGTCCAAGCGCAACGCGAGCAGCAATTGGCTCATCAGCAAAAGGCAGAATATGTGAAGGCACAGACGGCAGTCGTGCTGGAGCAAATACCTGAGTTGAGAGACAAGGAAGCTGCACCCAAGGCCATCGAAATGATGATGGAAGAGGGGCGCAGAAGAGGCTTTTCAGACGCTGAGCTTAAAGGGGAGAGCGATCCTCGATTTGTGATGGCGCTGCATGAATTAGCCAAAGTGCGAGCCCAGGGAAACCTGGGAACTGGTCGTGAAGTAAAGCGCGGAGCGATCAAGCCTGGAGCGAAAAAATCTGTCGTAAGCCAATCCAAGAAGCGAGCGGAAGCAGCGCGTCAACAATCTAGGAAGACCGGCAGACCAGAAGATATCGCCGCCTTCCTTCTGACCAAAGGATAAGAAAATGGCAGTTAATTCAAATACAGTCGAAACCTTCGACGTCACCACGCTTCGTGAGGATCTCCAAGAAGCGTTAGAAATGGTGTCTGCAACAGATGCACCTTTCATGTCTGCGATCGGCAAGCGCAGCGTTTCAAATACTCTATTCGAGTGGCCTGAAATCAGCCTGGCGGCTGTGAACGGCTCTAACCGTGTAGCGGAAGGGGAAGCAACCCCAGGTAATGATGCAGCTACTCTACCTATACGTGTGCAAAATTACACACAAATTAGTGATAAAATGGTAGAGGTATCAGACACAGCGGAAGCCGTGAATGGTGCGTCAGATGCTCAGTCAATCGCAGAGCAAGTCGCCTTAAAGCTGAAAGAGCTTAAGCGCGACATGGAAACGATGCTCACATCGAATGTGGCCGCTGCGGCTGGGTCATCAGGTACAGCGCGCACGACAGCTGGCTTGGGTGCTTGGGTAAAAACAAACACCAACAAAGGCACCGGCGGCGCAGAGCCAACAACATCAGGATCTGGCAATGCCGGCTATCCTAATGCGGCCCGTACTGACGGCACATTGCGCACCATCACCGAAGCGATGATGAACGATGTTGTAAAGCAGTGCTGGGATGAGGGTGCAGAGCCAACCTTGATGATGGTTGGATCAGCGGTAAAGCAGAAGGTTTCTTCTACGTTCACCGGCAACTCAACTCGCTACAAATCAGCTGACGATGCCCGTCTGCAAGGTGCGATCGATGTCATCAGCACTGATTTTGGTGAAATTTCCCTTGTTCCCAATCGCTTTTCACGCGCTAGAGATGCCTGGATCCTGGACCCAAATTACGCACAAATCGCGTATCTCCAGGAAACCAAGCAGCAAGATATTGCGCGCACCGGTCATGCTACTCGCAAGCTGATCAGCTGCGAGTATGGCTTGCAAGTGACTGAAAAAGGTCACGGCTTGATCGCTGACGTTCAAGGCTAAAACCAAAGGCGCCTGGGGCAACCTGGGCGCCTCTTTCCAACACTGAGGTTTTTTATGTTTGTAAAAGAACAAGACGGCAAAGTTTACATTAAAACGACTGAAAATGCGCAGCCTATTTTGGACGCTGTTCAGGATCAGCGCGCCATGCATGCAGAGATACCTCGCTTCAAAGATCGCGCGCGCCTGGTCGGCACGATCCCTGGCACCCTGGCGGCTCAGTGGTCGCTTGAGTGCAAGAGCGCACCAGGCACAAAAGAGTTTCTCGAATATGTAAAGAAAAAGCTGCAATCGGGCGACTATTCAAAGTTGATTGTGGAAGGCTACTAGATGGCAATTACCACTTATTCGGAATTACAGACATCAATCAGCGATTGGTTAAACCGGTCGGATCTGACATCCCAGATCCCCGATTTTATCGCGCTGGCTGAAGCTGACATAAACAGACGCATTCGGCACTGGCGCATGGAGCGGCGATCGACTGCGATCCTTGATACTCAGTATTCTGCGTTGCCTGGTGATTTTATAGAGCCCGTGAGGCTTTCGATTACGTCTGGTGATACTTACAAGCTTGAAACTGAAAGCCAGGCGCAGCTGCTCGATCGGCGCGCTCAGGCAGGGAATGCAACGGGGCTTCCAAAGTATTATGCGCTTACGGGTGGCGCCATTGAAGTTTTCCCTTCGCCAGACAGCAACTACACGCTCGAAATGGTTTATGTCTCAAGCGTAACAAGCTTGAGCGCGCAAAATCCCTCAAACTGGATCTTAGAATATTTTCAAGATTGCTATTTGTATGGTGCGCTCACCCATTCGGCACCGTTTCTTGATCAAGACCAGAGGCTGGCAATTTGGAGCGCGCTTTATGACAAAGCTATTGCTGGCGTGAATAATCAAAATGAAAACGCAAAATTCGCTGGCTCTGGATTGCGCGTAAAAGTCAAAAGCTATTAGGAGAAAAAAATGGCAAGCATTGCAGACCGCGTATTAGACAACGGCCTTACGATTTTAGATACGGAGGCCAATCGCGTTGATATTACCTCACAAGAGGCAACGACATACGCAGAGGCGACATCAACACACACACTTGGCAACCAGACATCCATTTCGATTAGCGCACCAGCTGATCGTTCTGGCGGTGGGCGCAAGGTCACAATGGCAGCGTCATCGGGCGGCACAGTGACCGGCACCGGCACGGCAACGCATTACGCGATAGTTGACACCGGAAACAGCCGCTTGCTTGTCACGGGCTCGCTTACGGCGTCTCAGTCGGTGACATCTGGAAACACATTCAGTTTAGAAGCTTTGGACGTAGGCATCCCAGATCCATCGTAATAGTGAAGAGGAACTATCATGGCTTTGGTAATCGCTGACCGCGTCAAAGAAACAACCACGACAACGTCCACCGGCACCTATACGCTCGCCGGCGCCTCAGCCGGCTTCCAGTCGTTTGCAGCCGTTGGGAACGGGAATACCACTTATTATGCTTGTACAGATGGCAGCTTGTACGAGGTTGGTATCGGGACATTTACTGCGTCTGG